TAAAAAATTATCATGCTCTTCTTGGGATGCTTGTATGCGTGGAGCAACAAAGAATAAGTTAACTGATTGTGATTGACAAATATATTCTTGTCGTCTTGCTGCGTGTTCAACAATCCAATTCTGGTCTATTTCATTCGCAGTTTTAAATACATCTTTTTCCACATCAGTTAAAAAGGATAGATGTTTTACTGAACCTTCATGTTCACTAATGCTTTTCCAAATACTATCTTTATAAGATTGGTAATCATTCTCATATTCTTTTTGTAAGTCTTCCGACATATTCCATTTTGTTTTTAATAGATTATGTAGTTGTCCATTACGAACTTGGAATGTACCACTTAAAGTTTTATGTGAATATACATTAGCTCTAATAGGTTCTATCGAAGGACTAGTGCCACCACAAATAATACTTGATGTAGCATTAGGAGCAATAGCTAACAAGTGTGCATTACGCATACCTGTTCCTTCCATATCCGGTGCTTCCCCTCTTTCAAGGGCTAACTCTTTAGATGTTTCTGTTGCTATTTCTTTTATCTGTTTAAATATTTTTATGTTCTGACCATCTGCCATAGGACTATCAAAAGGAATATTTAATTTCTGTAAATAATTATGAAAACCCATAGCACCTAAACCAATACTTCTTTCTCTATATGCACTATATCCTGCCTTCTTAAATCCTAATCGAACAGAGTCCATACTTTTTATAGTACCTTTATAATCATAAGTAAATTCATAAGTCTCTTGAATAAAATGTTCAAGAACATTATCTAACATTCTAACCATATCTGATATAAATGTAGGAGACATTGACCACTCATCATACTGTGCAAGATTAACACTTGATAAACAACACACCGCAGTTCTCTCTTCATTAGTAGGTAATGTTATTTCGCTACATAAATTAGATTGATTTACTTTTAATCCTAACTTTTGTTGTGGTTCTGGTAAACCTTTATTAGATGTGTCAATGAAATGTAAATAAGGTTCACCTGTTTCATGTCTTGTTTCTAAGATTAATCTCCATAACTCTCTAGCATTTATTGTCTTTACAACTTTTTTAGAATGAGGGTCAACTAATTCCCAATCAATATTTTTAGAAACACATTCCATAAATAAATCTGTAATGTTTATTCCATGGTGTAAGTTAAGACATTTTCTATTTGAATCACCACCAGATGATTTACGCATAAATAAAAACTCTTCTATTTCTGGATGAGATATATCCATATAAGCAGCATAGCTACCTCGTCTTGTTGTTCCTTGGTTAAAGGCTAACATCTGACTATCAACAACTCTCATAAAAGGTATTGACCCAGTTGATTTAGAACCATGAGAAGTAGATGTTCCATCACTTCTAACATCACCCCAATAACCACCAATACCACCACCATTACTAGCTAACCAAATGTTTTCATCATAGTGTTCACTCAATCCTCCTCGACTATCTGGTACATAGTTAAGGAAACAAGATATAGGTAAACCTTTTTTTGTACCTGCATTAGAAAGAATAGGTGATGAAAAACCAAACCAAGTCTTACTAGCATAGTCATATATTCTCTGTGCCATATCCCAATCTGTTTCTCCATGATATGTTGACACATACTTAGCCGCTCTTGCAAAGGCGTGTTGTGGTGATGTTTCATTTTTGTCAAGGTATCTATCCTTAACAGTTGCCACACCAAATGGTGTTAAGTTTTTGTCCCTGCTTAAATCAATTTTTATTTTCATTCTTTTCCCTTTCTTTACATTCCCCGGCAATAGACATATACGCTGATGCATCAATGTATGTATCTGCTGTAGGCTTACCCAATTTTGTTCTTGCTATTTTTAGTAAGCACATCATTATAGCAACATCATGTGCTGTTATATTAACATCTAAGTATGAAGACCATAGCTTTGCAATGTTGTTATGGTTATCTACTTTATCTCCATAGTCAATATGTCTTTGTCCTCCTACTAATTTAATTGCTTCATCTAAATATTTCTTAGTGATGTTCACTACTATCTCCTTTCTTAAATAATATTTTTTCAAACTCTCTCATACCAATGTAGGATGCAAGTTCATTATTATGTTTAGCTAACCAAAATATACCATGACCTAACATCATTATATCTCTATCACTCTCACATAAATTTACAAACTCAACATCAATCTTTTTTGTTTTACCTAAACCAATAGGTGTTAACACAATATAAGCTTTACCTTCTTCCATTTTTTACCATCCATTCTCTAGGTATTTTTTTCTCACACCATTTAAAATTATATTTGTTACACCAATCTGCATAGCTTGTCTTAGAATTTTTTCTAATCTTTACTCTTGAATTTTGAAAACAAAAACGAATATCATGTTTAGTACTCTCTCTAATCCATAAATGTTTTTTTCTATCGGCAACAGTAAACCTTCCTTTAATTTCTACATAGATGTTAGTAGAAGGAAAATAAAGGTCGGGAAGATAAGAGCGATGAATAATCGGTTGGACATATTTTAATCTTTCTTTCTCATAAAAGAATTTAATTTTTTTAGTTTCTAAATTCTTTATTATTGTTTCTTCAAACTTAGACCGATAAATCATTTAAATCCATGTAACCTCCAACAGACTTTCCATCCATAACAATCTGTGGAAATGTTTTAGCGTTGGGAAATAATTTAAAAAATTCTTCTCTAGTAAAATCTTCATCTAACATGAGAACAGTTGGGTTATACTTAGCTAGTCTCATCTTTGCTTTATCACAAAAGATACAGTTATGTTTTGAATAAATTTTAATTTCCATTTTTCCTCATAATTATATCATTTAATTCGGTAAATGTCAAGTCCGGATTTCGTTTTAATTTTTTAATTACCCACTTATATGACCATGCACTTAGTCTAATTTGATTCTGAAAATAGTAATGAGTTTGTTTAGGCATCATAGAAAAAATATTCTTTTCATTTACTTTATCTTTTTCTTCTTCGGGTAACAAAGACTGTAACCATTCTACAATAATAGTCTTTGCTTTTCTTCGGATAACTTTCATTTGTTTTCTATTCATATACCTCTAGCTCACTAATTAAAAATTTATAAATTTTTGTACCATGTATAGTTTGATATGGTCTGTTTGTTAAATCAACATTTTTTATTATATATGTGTTTGGAAAAACTCTTTCATTATTTTTATTTGTATACATTATATTAATTAATAAATTAGTTTTTAATCTAAACTCTGCAATACCAATACTGTTATCCTTCCATACAGGTTCTTTTATTTCATATGATTTAAAATTACTCATTAATTTTTACTTCCTCTACTTTCGGTTCTTTCTCAATATGAGTTAAGTATACTTTACCATTAGCATATTTAAATGTTCTTAGTCCTTGTCCATCATTAGCATCTTGATAACATTTAACTTTATGTGAACAGTAAACACAACCAACAGGTAACTTCATGTTGCCAGACTTCTCATGTTTAACAGGTTCATAACATTTTTCTGGTGGATTATCTTGGTCTAACTTTTCTTTTAAATCTTTTATTAAAGTTTTAACATTAGGTTTCATTAAATCATCTGGTCTAAACAAAGCAAGTTGTCCAGTTGATTTATTGATAGCAAGAAAACCACCATGATTTGTTTGCTCACTTTCTTCATAGCCACTTAACTGTGCGATGTATCCAAAAGGGTCGTCTTCATTAAGTGTACCTTGCTCAAACTTTTTAAATGAATAAGCAGAAGCAGTTTTAACATCAACAACTTCACCATCAATCTTACTATCCATATGACCTACAACACCACTCACACTAACTTTCTTTTGTTGGTCTGTTACTTCATGTCCTGCTAACTCTGTAAGAAATAAAATAAGATGTTCTAATATATGCCCATACAAAAATCTAAGTTGCAATGAAGGGTCGGGGTCGTATTGTTTTTCTGGTTCATGTTTATCATACCATAATTGTCTAGCAGGTCTACCAAGAATAGACATACGAAGATTAGTTTTCTTTTGTTTTGTAGGATTAGTCCAGTCTACAATAGACTCTTTTATATTTTCTAGAAACTTTTCTAACTGTTCTTTAGATACTTGTAATTTTTTACCTTTAGCTAAATTAATTAATAACTTATTAATATCTGGTACTAAAGTGTCTAAAGTCTTAGTGGGTTTCTTTCCAGTTGTTGCCAATTTTGTACTCCCCGTTTAATGGACATCTTAGTCCTAATTGATTACCTGCATCTACTATAGATTGCACAGCTAGTTTACCAAACTCTTCCGCTTGATTTTCTTTTACTTGGTATTGAAACTCATCATGCACATTTGCTACAGGAAGAGCATCAATACTATTTTCTTTTACACTCTTATCCAAAATGATAAGAGCTTTCTTCATTACGATTGCTCCTGCTCCTTGGATGAGGGTGTTGAGGGCGGAATGTTTTTGTCTGATGATGTGGCATCTTTGGTCGAGACCTTTGAGGAAACCTTTTCTAGTAGCTGCATCCACTCTTGTTCTGAGCTTTGCAAGACTTGGGAGACCTCTAAGAAATCTCTCTTTAATCTGTCTTCCATAACTTTCAGACCTTCCACAGATAGTTCCGAGCTTTCTGTTACCTGCTCCATAAATGAACGCATAGATAAATGTCTTCGCAGTATCTCTTGTTTCCAACCCTGCAAGAGCTTGATTTGTACTGTGTATATCTCCATTAATGACTTCATTAATATACTCCTTGTTGTTCATATAGTGGGATAATATTCTTAACTCAAGTCCACTTGCGTCTACTCCCACTAATTTGTAACCGCTAGGGACTGTCCATAGTTCTCTGCACTCTTTACCATAAGGAGAGTACACAGCAGGAACTTGAGCCATGTTGGGCGACTGATGACTCATACGAGAAGTAATTGCACCTATTGTAATTACTCTTCCGTGTACTCTCCCATTATCTTCTACAGCTTCAATCCATGACTCAATCATGGCAATGCGTTTTTGAAGTAGAAGAAACTTATTTATAAGTTCAGCTTCGGGTATATCTTTTATCTCAGCTAAAACTTTTTCATCAACAATTGGTTGACCATGCTCAGTAAACTTACTAGGTTTCCAACCAAAATTTTGTAACCATCTTCCTATTTGTTGACGACTACCAAGATTAAACTCTTTCATTTCGATAAGAGAAAAATCTCCAGAAACATTTACCCACCCCTCTCCCAGACATCCAAGTCCAACCATACTCATAGACCCATCAGCTTTTATTCTAGGTCTAACTAATCGTTTGAAAGTTGGTAAAGGTTTAAATCTTTCCCTTACCTTTTGTTGAGCAACATCTACCTTCTCTAATAGTCTAGCTAATAGTAGGTGTGCCTTTTCTATATCAAACAAAAATCCAGTCGAAACTTGTTTCTCAATTACTCTTGAAACTTCATGTTCCAAATCAATTGATTGTTGAGAAAAGTTTACTCCTTGTTTTTGTAACAGATTGTAAACTTTAATTGTTAACTGTACATCTTTAACACAGTACGTTAACATCTCTTGTGAGAATTTTGTAAAGTCTTTAAAGTCTAGTTTATTAAAACCAAACTTAATTCCAAATGCTCTAAGTGAATGACCACCTTCACGCACAGGATTAAATAGTCTTGATAAAATTAAAGTGTCAGTAACTTTACCAATCTTAAATAAGTCAACATCTAAAACTTTTTTAATGACAGGAGCATCAAAACCTATGATGTTGTGTCCAATAAACTCTTGATAATTACTCGCATCAATCTTAAATTGATGAAGATTATCCGGAGTGTAACGTACAATATTGCCCTTATCACAAATAGTAACCAAGCAAAAAATAGTACTGGGTAATACACTACCTTGTATTTCTGTAGTCTCAATGTCGAGAAATAATTTGTTGCCCATTCTTTAATCGCCCCCATTTAAAATTTATCTTCGTCTTCTTTCTCTTCGCCTGTTGGTTTGTCTATCTCATTTAATCTACCTGTATCTTTATCATAGTAAAGATAAGTAGCAGGTCCAGTCATACCAACAAATCTATTCTTTAGCACACGCAAACAGGTTGTGTTTCGTGATACAATGTCTTCACTTTGTGAGTCTCTTTCTAATCCAAGAACCATATCACTAAGCTGTGCAATAGAGCCAGAACCTCTAAGCTGTGCAAGAGAAGTTACAGCTCCCTCTTCATGTCCCTTACCATCTGGTCTCTTTAGATGTGATACACAAATCAAAGCTACATCTGTTTCTTGTACAAGTGTTCTAAGCTTTGTCATAATTTCATCAAGAGCTTTTCTTTCTTCACCAAACTCTTGAGAAGATACTATCATACTGATGTGGTCAAGCACAATGAACTTACAGTCCAAAGCTTTTGCCATGTACCTTACTCTTGAAATAATATTGTCAACTGAATTAGAACCAAAATGATTATAGAAATAAAATCTACCTGTACCAACAGTCTTGTTGAAGTAGTTTGTTTTATCTTCATCAGATAAATTTACATCTGGTCTTCGTAAAGGAAGGTTAGCTTCAGTCCCCATAATATCTAATGCAGTTATCTTAGGACTTTCCTCTAACATAATCATACCGATATTGCTTTCGGTACTTTTAAAAATATGATACACTAACTCTTTAATGACAGACGTTTTACCTAGACCTGTACCTGCTGTAATCGTAACTAACTCACCGCTACGAATACCATAAGTAAGCTCATCTAAACCTTTCCAACCATAGTTAATACTAGATTTGACAATAGGTTTTAAAACTTCATCAAGTAATTGTGTTCCTTTGATGATACCATCTGGTGCATGAACAGGTGCGTTCCACCAACACTTAGTATAATCTTCATACTTACGATGCACTAACATTTCGTTAGCATCTTTGTAAGTTTCTGGTAGTTTAAGTATCTTAACTTTGCCGGGCTTAAATAACTCAGCTACTTTTTTACTAGCTTCTCTACCAACCTCATCGTTATCAAAATTAATTACAATAGACTCAAACTTATCAAGCCAATCATAACTCTTCTTAATATCTTTGAAGGCGGAGGAGACACCATTCTTAATCGAAACAACAGGATACTTCGAACCTAGCATTTGATACACACTAAGGGCATCGACCTCGCCTTCAGTTATCGTCACATACTTACCCCCATTGAATAGTTGTTGTCCAAATAATCCAGAGTTGGATGTCGAACCAACAATGGAAAACTGTTTATTCTTTACATACCTTGTCTTAGTTGCAAGGATAGTACCTGTTTCATCATGGTATGGATATACATGAGTATCAATTCTTTGATTGGTTGGATTGATAGTAGTTTTGACACCATACTTTTTACAAGTATCTACTGAAATGTTTCTATCTTTTATACCCAGATAATCTCCAGATGTATCTGAATTATATTTTTCTTGAACTCGATGTGCAATAGATGTTACATCGGCTTGATATTGTTCTGCTGTTTGCAAGTCGCCCCCTTCGTTATTAATTTGTCCCTGTTCTTCAGCACGGAAGTAGTTGTTACAAGAGAAACAATAGCTACTGCCATCGGCATTAACACTTCTTGCATCACTACTTCCACACTTTAAACAGGGGACATGATACTCTACAAAACCTTCAGTTTTATTATCCATAGTCGCCCCCTGTTTCATTATATTATTAGTTTAAAATTCTTCGTTACTATTCTCCGCAACGTACCCACTAGCTACATCAAAGTCCTCGCCATAAGGCACTAGGTCTAAGACTTGTACAGCTTGTAGGTCAAGACTTTTGCCAGACTTACCGGCAAACTTCCACTCAAAAGGTTTGTACATAACCCTTACAGTAGAGCCATTACCTATCAACGTATCGATAGAGTTTTTGGCAGAGTCCACCAATCTTGGCGGTGGATTTTTATTTCCGTCAGCTCGACTGACTTTACGTTTAAACTTAACGATATTACCTCTATCGTCTTGTTTAACTGCGATACCTTCCTTCTTAAAGCTATCAGCAGCATCATCGCTTATAGCTAAGTCGACTTGGTACACAGGGTCGAATGTTGTATTCGGTCTAGTCACACTAGCCCAATACGCTTTTCCTTCAACTGTTGGCATATTGCCCTCCTTTTTATTTTTTTATTGAAGCTTGTATTATATCATAACAATTAAATATTGTCAAGATAAAAAATTATTTTCGGTTTTCTACGCAGGACTTATGGATTTACCTGCAACCTTCCGTGAGCTATCCAGTTCATAGATACACTACTCAGTACCTAATCTTAATCCCTCAACCATTTGGTCATACTGATTAAAACCATTGCCTTACAACTAGCTTATTGTTGTTCAGCCAGTAGAAACAAGTGCCTTGCAATAACACCTGTCCGAAACCTGTAAATATTATTATATATATTTATTAATAA